GTAAATCCTCTTCCTTCACAAACGTTCCATCAATCCATTTACCCTTACGATCTTTAATCTCGTTATATGCCAGCTCAAAACAATCCGTAAAATCGTAGTCAAATGCCTTACTGATAGATTTTAAGTAAGCCACCGCACGCACTAGATTATGTTTGCACATTTCTTTGCTTGCTAAATCTTGAGATAGCTGGAACTCTGAAATATTTGCGTTTAACAATTTAAAACATTCCATTGCATCTTTTCTTCGAATATTGTCAGACTCTTCAAAGATTGCGTGTACATCATCTTTAATTAAGAGTGCCAGCCCTACGATTACTACAGCACAATCACCAATGCTGTCTTTAGTCAACTTCTCATTTTGCTTGAGATATCCAGCGCATAACTCGCCAAACTCTTCACTTAATTTAAGAGCTTGCTTGTCTAACCGTCCACCGTGTTCAAGGTCACGGTCTACAAACCATTTCTTAGTTAGCGTTACTAATTCCTTTTCCAATGCCATAATATTTTTATTAATCCTTTCTTTTATCGCTCGTGATCTTCCAAACACTGCGGTTTTACCAATGTTTTTTTGTATAAGCAGATCACTGCTTATATCTTGTAGTCGCTGTCGATCCAGTCTGATTGACCGTTTAATTAAATCAATTTACATAATAATCTCTATCTACTTTACTAAAATAAGGGAGTTGCTCTGCTCCTCTTTTTCAGAAAAACAGATTAGAGGGCCTTTCTAAATTTATAGTGAGCAATGGCCAGTAGATGGGGTTGCACCATCTAAAGGAGTCTACAACTGGCCAGCTATCGGGACGGGTCGATAGCGTGAAATAAAAAATGTATCATAAGGAGTCCTATTCCTGCCCTAAAGGTCATGGAAGGAGTCGAACCTTCCGAGGCTTCCAACCCTCGTCCGACATAACCCGTGATGGATCAGCGACATCACTATGAACTATCATCATCTTGACTTATGCAGTCTTGCTGATCGGTCGTAAGCGTATATCAGACTTACTTGTATGTAAATTCTTAAAGAAAGGACTCTCCTTTTTTATTTATAGGTTGATATACAATTTTGAATCGTGTGTTAAGGCATAAAACCAGTTGTTTTATCACGATTCGTTTTGAAGCGCCCCACTCGCTTCGGCATCAGTGTATAATATTTTAGTTTGTGAGGTTATGACTGACAGACCTGTTACAATCTGCCAGCCTAAATTACAGACCTAATTTCCAAGCACGTTCCAGATGCAGTTGAGATAATAACTTACGTTCTCTTTTTCTGCCTCGTTGTCGATACTTAAAAATAAATTCATCTAGTGCCATTTCCATTTTAGTCGTCATGCGATCTGGATAATAATCGCTATAGAACTGCATACATTCAAGTAAAAATTGATTATCAAGATATCCTTCCAACTTTTTGAGTTGAGTTGGTGGTGGCATTTTCTTCACACGTTTAGCATTACGGATATATCTAGCCGTTTTATCACTGCCTGCCTTATCCCAAAATGCGCTGGCAGACCCTTGCTCTTCCATGAGCTTGTCGTACTGCCTAAAAAAACTCCGTTACGATCTTAGCCATTACTCTTCACGTTTTAATGCGATTCGTGCGATACCGCCCAAGATAAACATACCAGCGAATGAAAGAACGAGGGTATTCTCAGAACCCGTATTAGGGAGCGTGTGAGCGTTTGTTTCAGTAGGTTGATAAATAACATTCACTTGCTCTTTCTGAGGCTCTACGGTCGTTTTAGACGGCTTAGAATTGATTTCAGTCGGTTTATCCTGTTTAGGTTGTGGTAAGTCGATAATAAGCTCTGGTTTGTCCAAAACTGGAGCTGGTGGTAACAATGGAATATCTTCGATATTGATTTCTGGTTTATCCAAAATCGGAGCGTCAAATGGTACAACTCCTCCAGACCACTCTGGCTTATCGAGTTGAGGTGCATCAAATGGAATCGTTCCACCTTTCCACTCTGGAATTTCTACAATCGGAGCAGGAGGCATAAGAGGGATATCTTTCAAATCGATTGACGGTTTTTCGTATTTCGGAGCGTCATTAGGGATTTCCCAAACTGGTTTATTCTCACCCGACGCGTCGCCCTTGCCTCCGACGAGTTGAACATAGCTATATGAAGTAGCTCCATCTGTTTCGGCTTTGAGCTCGACTTTATTCGTCGGGTTTGTTGAGTCCTTAACGGCATTAATCAATTTAGTCTTATAGTTAATATAGATCATGTGATCCAAGCGATCCATCTTGATGGTAAAGCCATGATCTGACTTACTGATTGACTTAACCAAATCCATAGCAGAACCCTTATCAATCCAAGGATCTACACTTTCAATGTTCTTGATTTCAAAATAATCATCTACCAGCTTTTGATTCTCGCTCATCTCATCGATGATAGTTACATAGTTCAACACTTTGCGTGCATAATTCAAGCGTACAGTCCAATTGATCGTGGTAGGGTCATCCTTATCTTGTGAACCCCATTTAGAGATCAATTCATCTTTACCGATAACTTGCTCTGCTCCAATTTGAGCAGTTACTAATGTACCGTTGAAATTAGCTGTTACTGGTTTACCAGATTCTAACTTATCAGTCCAAGTCGCATCCATCTTAAGTGACATCTGCTTATTAAGTGGATGATCTTTAAAGTAGTTATTGAATACCGTAGTAACTGTGTTGGTTGCTGTGTCAGTAGTCGCCTTACCTACAACTTGTTTTTCTGGGTTGTACACATCAAAGTCAAAGTTTGTTTGAAACTTAACTTCTTCTGGAAGCGTGAACGTTACTTTGTCCCCTTCGTTGATTGTGAGATCGTCTGGAAATTCAATGTTTTTATATTCCACGCTAAAGGGTTGATACTTCCCTGTTCCATTTGACTGGTCCACCACGACCTCTGGATTCGTTACTTGAATGTCACTTCCATTTTTTGTAAATTCCGTAGCATTTCCCGATTTGTCTGGATTGTTGCTTTCGCTTCCTGCTTCTGCATTTGAATCTTTAGCAGTTGGTTGTTCAACAGTTGACGCTGTTTCATTTTCTTTTTCTTCAGATCTTCCGCTATTTGAAGCCGTAACTCCGCTTGTTTCAGTTCCTGTTGTAGTTGTTCCTTGTACGTTGGTTTCATCTGCATATACTCCCTGTGCTGTTCCTACTGCTGCGATTGTTGCTACTGTTGCTAAAACTAATTTTTTGTTCATTGTTGTTATCTCCTAAATTTTTTTAATTTTAATTTCAATCCGTGGGTTTGGCGAGTACACCTTTCTCGTTGTATGTTCTACAACTTGGTTATCATCCCACCAAATACAGTTGGCGTCTGATATGCTGTCATATATTGCTTTTTCCAGATTGTCAAGATCTGGCTTCTTGGCACAATAGATTTTCTCATTCATAAATCGTTCATATCGCTCCCACGTTTTCGCTTTGGCCTTTGGTGTAGGTTTTTTTGATACGACTTGAGGGGCTTTTAGATAAAACGTGACTTCTGCTTTAAGATAGCCTTGTAACTTCTCGCCCTTATATAGGCTTTTAATGAGGTATGTAGCAGAATTTCGCCACGCTTTCATCTTTGGGTCTTCGTATGCCACCCCTCGCCCAAATTTTGGGCGGGTTTGGGGTTTTGGCTCGATAGGTATTGTTAATTCAATCATTTCTCACCACCTTAAAATAAAGTTAGCTGTTGTTTAAAGTTTGAAAGAGTAAGTCCGATTGATCTCAGATCCTTACTGATAGCAGTTAAGTCATTAGTAAGGATCACTTTGTTTAACTCCTTAGAATACTTTTGTGTCTGGTATCCACCCATATCATCCTTATCCCAGATATCCTGTATAGACTTGATTTCTGGGTACTCTTTCGCAAAGTGTTCTTCAATCCAAGTCATAGGCTTTAGAATGGTAGCGAATCATCATCAATACTGAATGGTTCAGCCTGCCGTGAGAAATCTGGCTGGTTGTATTCTTGTGACTGTCCAGCTTCACGATCCTTCCGACTTTCCAATAGCTGGAAATTATCTGCGACCACTTCGGTCACATAAACCCGCTGGCCTTGCTGGTTCTCGTAGCTTCGTGTTTGAATCCGTCCTGTGATGCCAATTAAAGCCCCTTTTTTAGCCCAGTTTGCAAGGTTCTCTGCTTGTTGTCGCCAGATCACGCAGTTAATAAAATCTGCTTCACGCTCTCCATTCTGGCCTTTAAAGTTTCGGTTCACTGCCAAGCTAAAAGTTGCTACCGCTTGATTGTTTGGTGTGTAGCGTAGTTCTGGATCTTTGGTCATACGACCGACAAGTACAACGTTGTTTAACATCTATTAGTTTCCTTTCAATTTATTTAAAAGCAAATCTGCTTTTTCCACTTGTGACTCTTTAATTTGCTTGTAATCTGCGACATCTAAATATCGCAAGAACCATTGAGCTACTGAACCGTCCTGCTTGCCTTTTTCCTCTGAAATCTTAGCAACCTCTTTCAAATAGTAGTTTGCTTTTTCAACTGAGATAACGGCTTCAGCTTGTTCTTTAGGTTTTGTTTTATTTTTTGGCTGATCTGGTTCGTTCATATCGCTTGGGTACTCATCTACAACTTTTTCCCCGATGCCAAACAGCCCTTGAAGCGCATACTTGCGAGCGTAGGAGCTCACTGCGCCAGTCCATTGTGGAACTTGCATTTGTTTGAATTGTCCTTTTTGAGTGTTTAAAACTGGTACTGTATCCAATTCTGCAAATCCAATCGATTGAAATTGTCTTTCTCCATCTGTTACTGTAGCCGTTGATTTTACAAAAATGCGATCGCTGATAACAACTAAATCATCAAATACAGTTAATTCCCAATCCGTATTAACTTCTTTAAACTTTGTATAAATGTCTTCAGCGTTACGAAATGCATATTTAACATCTTTTGATTTTTTCTTTTCTAATTGCATCTTTTTTTGTAATTCTGAAAAAGATAATTTTGTCATTTGTTTCCCCTTACCTAATACTCAAGTTCTTGTTTTCTACCAGCGTAGCTCCTGCGATTTCTTGCCCGTCTGTCAAAAGTCGTTTTAAAGCCGTCTTATCGGCCTTGTATTCAACTTTCTTGTACTCGTCTGATAGTAAGACCATGTCAACTTCAACGGCCTTAGATCGTCTGAATGACACTTTAAACAAAGTTGTATCTACTCGATCATGTCCCGTGAGTTCCATGCTTTCTTCAAGGGTCGATTTCATGCGCTCTTTTTTGGCCTTGTCTGCATCGTTTAATTTCTTCAAGCGGTCAATTTCATTTTTTCGGGCTTCAATATCTGCATCAAGATTTTTAATGACTTTGATATAACCCTCAACCTTGTTCTCATAGCCCTCATTCCAGTCGATACTGTCCAGCGTGTCCTGCTTGGTTTCATCATCCATGTCCAGGTTGTAGATTTCCAGATATTGTCCTGTCAGTTCATATAATGTACTCATTGTTTTATCTCCATTTTTTTTATACTTCGTCGTCATCGCCTAAATAGCGTTTGAATGATCCCGATCTAAGCCATAAGTCTGGATCTCTATAGTCGATTTCTTCTTCAATTTCTTCGTTTTCGTCCATTTAGTAGCACCCGTAGAACATTCGTGTGTTCGATGTCCCTTTTCTTGTAGATTTCTAATAGAGCTTCAAGCTCTTTTATTCGTTTTGTTTTTTTAAAAAACATTTGTCATACCCCAAAAATCATCAAGATCAATAGACTGGATAATTGACAAATTTTTTTGCTCTGTGAGAATTTGTCGTTTATAAGGCCCTAAACCCTCGATCCGTTCTTCTTCGTTCCGTGGGATATAATATCCGTTTGGATTAAATTTCTTTGCCACGATAGGCACTCTGAAATTCACTCGTAAGCTCTCTACTGTATTTTCTAATTGACGCTTACCAATACCCAGACGTCCCCTAATGTGGTTGGCTGGTATAGGTTCTTCACAAGTCCCATTCAAAATTTGACTAAATACATTCGCTTCCAACGTTGTCATATCTCGTCTGACTGTCATATACATTCCTTTCTAACTCAATGCACATAGCATCAAGTCTTTGATTTTCTTTTCTGCAACTACTGGATCACTAGCCAGTAGTTTTTCTTTCAGCATCTCTGACAGCGGGTAAAACATCCGCTCAAAGAGTTTAATATCTTCCTCAATCAAAATGGTAGCCCTCTCCTATCTTCTGCATTTGCTGGATATTTAAAGTAAAGGTTTTTCCCGCCTTTTGTGATTCGGCTTCTTAGCCCATCATCGTATGCTTCCTTCATCGCCTTACCTCCCATGTTGGTAGTGATAATAGTTTTATCGCGATGATCTAAAAGCGTATAGAGGAAGTCTTGCTTCCACTGTCCGCGGTCGCCCTTGCCCAAATCGTCAAGAATTAGGAAGTCAACCTTAGTCAGTAGATCCAGCCAGTCATTAGTTGACATAGACCCTTTCTTATCAAAGCCCCCTTGTATCTTCTGAAATAGAGTGGGTACATTGACAAACAAGATGCTTTTAGGAATTTTATTAGCTTTGAAGTCTGCGTTTAGCTTTTCTGCGATTGCTAGTGCGAGGTGCGTTTTACCTCGGCCAGCTTCACCCATGATAATCGCGTTTCCTCGTCCATCATGTAAATAATGATGTACCAGCCTTAATGCGTAGTTTTTGGCTTTTTCGTCAATCTCATTTGATACCGTGAAAGTTTTGAAAGTCGCGTCTTTCATTTCTGGTGGTATGATGCTGTTTTTATCAAAAACATCGTAAGTCTTGCGCAAGATAGTAGCCCTGTAAGCTTGTCCTATTTTCTGCGCTTCTTCCCATTCCATCTTATCTCTTTGGCACTCTGGGCAAAATGTTCTGTTCTGTTCGTCCTGTAGTGGTACATCATCGTTTAACGACCACTTGAAGCACGAATGTATAGAACAGGTTTCCTGTTCGTTTATATGGTAGACAAGCGGTAAGTCCATGCTGTCACCCCCTAAAACCCTAATTCCGGATCTATTTCATGAACGCTTATGTCAGTTCCAAGTAGCGCATACTTGCCACTCTTGAAATCCTTTGGCTGTTTGTTCTGATCTTTTTTCTTTTCCTCAAAGATCCGATCTGACTCTTTGACTTCTTCCAGTGTTGTATATCCTTTTTCTTTCCAATTTTTCAAAATCTTATTCAGATAGTTAAAACTGGTAGAGCCAGCATCTTCTGTGCGTTCCACTGCGTACTGAATCATAGGTACTGTAAAATGATCTAACGCAATGTATTCATAAATCATTTGTAAGTGCCGTTCATTCAATTTGATCTCACTATCTTTAAATATTTTAGATAGAGATTTTTTGTTCTCAACAGGAACAGTATTGTTATGGTTGTTAACCTTATCTAACTCTAACCTATCCTTATCTAAACTATCCTTACCTAACCTTACCTGCGTATCCAATTTGTATACATCTTGTACACATTGTTCCAAATGCTTGATATTAGCGGTTTTTGTGTCATCGTACTCGATTTGAGATTTTTCGTTTTGATAGATTGTTGCTTGAAAACGATCTGCTTGAATATAATTGTTGATGCGCCAATGCCGAATGACGACAACCCCGCTTTCAAAAGGAATAATAAACCCTTTTGCAATCAAAAGTTTTAGATCATCTCCACTCGCTCCAATCATCCGTTGAATGATTGAAACACGATCTACAAACCCCTCATCATCTGCGTTCATATTTAAATGAAAGTAAAGATTTTGTGTTGTAGCTGGCATTTCAATGAATTTGTCTGTATCTGTTATCTTTCTACTAAACATTCTTCGTTGTGCCATTTATACCTCCTGCATACCCCAATCATTGTCAGAGTAAGAATGTTTGCGAGCTTCTGCGAGATCGATAAATGATGCTCGATAGCCTTCGTTGAATTTTTCTTGAAGATCTTCTTCATACTGTTGCATGATCGCATCTTGTTTTGCTTGTCTGGCTTTCTTTCGTTGTGCTCGTTTAAAATCCCAGACAGCGCCTGCGAAGCCTGCAGCGAAAAATGTCCCTGCGATTGTCATACATCCTAAAATTTCGTTATACATGTTGTATTTCCTTTTCTAGTTCTAAAATCTCATGTACATCGTTTAGATCATACATGATGTATTTTCCTTGCTTGCGAAATTTCAAGCCTTTGCGTTTTAAACGTTTCAGATATTCGTTGCTAAATCCAAATATTTCCTGTAGCTCTGCTTGGTTTACTGGTAGCAATTCCTTTTTAGCTTGTTCTTTCGCTTCGAGATAAATTTCTCTGATTTGTTCTTTTATCAATTCTTCAATCATTGTCTATCTCTCTATTCTGTGTTATAATTAATTTAGTTATTTTTCGTGAGCGCTTCACTTTTTTTGTGAAGTGCTTTTTTTGCTTTATGCCACATCGTCATCCAAAAATTTATTAATAAAGTATTGCTGGCCTTTCCCAGTAACTTTACTTGTTTTTGTAATTGTCACATGACCATCTGTGCGTTGTGTCGGCATGTTCCAGTCTGAACCCTTGCGCTTAATTAGATAGCCATTTTCACGCATCCAAGCAAAAAGGCGATTGGCTCCGATTTTGTAGCCGTTTTGGCTAATGAGTTTAGCAAGTTCGCCTACCAAGATAGATGTATGACTTGCACTTACTGCGTCTGCAAAGAGAACTTTGGGTTTATCCGCTTCAATCTGTGTTTCAAGTTTTTGAATTTTCTCGTCAGCTAGAAGTAAGGCTCTTGCCATAATCTTCTCTGGACTATTGAAGTCTTTTTCTATTTGGATGAAGTACTGTCTGACTTGCTTTCCTCTCTCTGTTCGCTGGATCATAGCAATTTCTTTTGCCATGTCTAGCTTAATGATGTGGTCCAATTTGTTGTGACCGCCTCGACCTGTTTGCTTCACAAAATTGTTAAGCAAAAAATCTTGATTTTCAGTAAAACCGTAATCGACCATTCTGTCGAACCACATTGAGTAGGGCGTTTTAACTTCCAGTGCCTCATGAAGTTGTCTACCAGATACTACAGGATCGTGTTCATCGTTTAATGTAACTTTAATAATTTCGTTCATTTCCTACTCCTCAAATTTTTCCCACGACTCATTAATTCTTAACTTCTTGTTAATACGAAGCTTCAAGTCATCACTACCTTTTCCATCTTTGAAAAGTTGTGTGATAGCTGATGGACTAACACCCACAACAATGGCCAAGTCCGTCTGTGACCATCCACGTTTTTCAATTCGATCTTTTACGAGCTCGATCCACTTGCGATGTTGTTGGCTCATGTTTTTCCTCCTTTATTTTTCGATAAAGTTAAAGAGTTAGTAAATTATTTTATAAAATACTTGACAATAAACAATCTATTGTTTAAAATGAAAGCATAATTAAAAACCTTGATAAAACATTACATCTATCAACTTATTCGCTCGCCAAAGCTATTTATTTTTAGATAAGTTTTAACTCTGTTTTTTACTAACTCATTAACTTACAAGAACTATTGTAAACTATTGATTGTGTTTTGTCAACAACTTTACACACAAAAGTTTAAATATTTTTTGTCATGCCTTTAGAAAGGTTGATAAATCAATGTTTTCTTTATTTGAAAAAATTAAAGAACTTTGCCAAAAACGAGGAATTTCTATAAATTCTCTCGAAGAAACACTTGGATATAGTAGAAATACAATCTATAGCATGAAGAGCAAAAAGCCAAATGCTGAAAGATTGCAAGAGATCGCAGACTACTTCAATGTGTCCACCGACTACCTATTGGGACGAACTGATAATCCACGGATTGCATCGGATGCCTCAATTATAGATACCGATCCTATAGAAGAGCAAACACTCGTCATGTTTCGCAAAGAAACTGAAGATATGTCGGACGACGAAAAAGAGCGCTTCAACAAAGCACTCTCTAGAATGATGAAAACTGCCCGTGATCTCGTCAAAGACGATTCTCTTTGGAAGTAGGTGACTATTTGAAACATTATACAAGACCCTCAAAAGAAACTTACTTACAATATCACACAAATGCTACTCGACTTCTTTTAGACGTATCTGAATACTGTAAAGTTCATGTCTCGCAGCTAACATTTGATTTAATTATAGAATTTTTTGAAGCTAACTTTAATATTCGATTTGTTTATTTCGAATCCGATTTAATGTACAAATGGTTTCCTGATAAAAAACAAACAATTAAATATCGATTAACTTCAAAAAGCACTCTTTCTTTAGTTGATTCCAGTTTCTGTAATGTATGCTCTGGCATGACAATTCCTGATTTTGAAACGCAACGATTTATTGTGTATATTAATCAAGACGTAGTGAAAAGTCGGGTAATGTTTACTATTCTTCACGAACTTGTTCATATTTACTTCCATCTTATGAGTTCTGTATACGATAAAGTCCTAGTTTCTAAGACATCTTCTAATTACAGCGACTCATACCCAGAAGAAATTGCTCCTTTGGAAGATGAAGCGAACATAATTGCCTCAATTTTATTTCTGAATGATCAAAAGTTACTAAATTATATTAATATTGGAACTACTTTTGAACAACTTATAGAGGCTAGCCAAATGTCAAAGCCTGCTTTGCATAACCGTCTAATGAATTTTCTAATTTATAATTGTCATTGCGAAGAATATTACGCATTAAGTATTGTTCAAGCATACAAAAATGATTATGATTGGGCAAGCATAACACTTCAGCAATTCGAGAGAGAATTACGAGAAATTGCTTAAAATAGAAAGGAATTATTATGGGATTTTTTGATTTTCTCTTCAAAAAGAAAGAAAAAAGAACCTTACCAGAAAGAGTGAATGTTACAACAACCATTTATGCTGGCCCAGACTACTATACTAAAGAATATGTAGACTTGCTTTTGACTAGACCGACAATGCAAGACTTCTGGGATCGTTCTTTTGATTCTCCTCGTTATACCGATAGTTATAAGACATCAGAAGGTTATAAATTGAGAGAACTACTTCTTTTAGTTTGGTGGGGAAATACTAAAACAGGCAGAAAGTCGTCCATAACTATTCCAAAATACTTCTTCTCTGACTACAACCTAAACGCAGAAAAGTTGACGAAGGAATTTAAAGAAAAAGACCTGTTACTAGACGATGGCGAACGGACAAAACCGAGCAAAGAAGGCAAAGAGATTGCTGATAAATACCATGCTCTATGGGAAATACACTCTATAAAGAATTTTCCAGTAAATCTTGACGTTGATTTTCCTAAATGGGATAAAGAGAAATTTGAATTAAAAATCCTGAGGTCAGAACTTGCATATTACAACGAGCATGCTCGATTTTGCAGGAATATCATCAGTTACTTTCAAAATATAAGTGGGTACAGCAATTATAGCGATATAAATGATGAGGTTAATTATTACATCAATAATCTTAATAGCGATGTTGCAAAGATAAATGACCTCACTGAAAAGATCCAAGTTTTAGAAAATAAATAAAAAAAGCCACCCTCGTAAAACCAAAAGGGTGGCTAGATAGGAAAGATATTGAAATCTATGCATAGTATAGCATAATATCAAGATGTTGTCATGATAAAGAAATATTTAACCAAAGACGGAGAAACACGCTATATGCTCCAAGCGTATCTAGGTGTTGATCCGTTTACTGGAAAGCAAAAACGCACGACCCGTAGAGGGTTTAAAACTCAAAAGGAAGCGAAGAAAGCAGAACGGGAGCTACTACTTTCTGTAGAAGAAAATGGCTTTACAGATCACTCTAGTAAGCCTACGTTTAAGGAAGTGGCCGATCTCTGGTTAGAAAGCTATGAAACGACTGTGAAGCCTACGACATACCAAAATACAAAGAATTATCTTGAAGCGATCATAGAGAATCATTTTAAAGATATCCGAATAGATAGCGTGTCCGTGGCCATGATGCAGAAGATTGTCTTAGAGTTAAGTAAGAAATACGTAGCTTATTTGAACTATCTGTCAGTTGTCAATAGAGTATTTAAATATGCTATGCATTTGGATATTATCCAGACTAATCCAGTAGATAGGATCATACGGCCAAAGCAGCAGGAATCTCGCAAAGAGAAGATAGCTCTCACTAAAGAGGAATTAAACCAATTTCTCAAGCTGGCAAAGAAAGATGCAAAACTAGTCTTATACACTGCATGGCGCACACTCGCATACACTGGATTAAGGCGAGGGGAATTATTAGGTCTTGAATGGTCTGATGTCGATTTTGAAAATAAGACCATATCAATTAGCAGGACGCTTGTTTCCATCAATGGCAAGTTGTCCGTCCAATCACCCAAAACCAAACGTAGCACACGGACGATTTCGCTGGATGATAGCACGGTACAGACACTTAAAGATTGGAAGCTAGAGCAAAAGAAACTATTTTTCAAACATGGCATCAAGTCAAGAAATATTGTCATAACGAATACGGTTGGCGGTTACTTCGATTTTGGTAATTTTAGAGAAGATTTGCAAACATTTATTAGCAAGCACAAGCTAAAACAATTTAGTGTGCATAGTCTGAGGCACACACACGCAAGCCTGTTATTTGAAGCTGGCATAGAACCTAAAACAATATCGGACAGATTAGGCCACTCGAACATACAAACGACACTCGATATGTACACACACTTAAACGATAGACAGCGGTCAGATGTTGCGGATCGCTTATTAAAATTTCTTGAAGCGTAGTCAAAAACGTAGTCAATACACTAAAACCCTTGATACACAAGGGTTTTTACTTTTATAGCAAAATTTTAGAACACTTACCATTGGATATCTATTAGATTCGGTTGGTTGAATTTACTGTATTTTAGACATGGTCATATATTGCTCAAATAAATAAAAACGTAGTCAATTACGTAGTCGGACAAAAATAAAAAACCTTGCTAAATGCAAGGACACGAACTTTAAACAATCAACTAAATGAGCCTTCGCTCTACTTCAATTGTACGCAATTTATTGACCGATAGCCTACCACGGTCTGAGCCATAAGGAGCGACCCTATAACTTCCGTAGCGATTAAATGAATAGGCACGACTGGTTACGTCCAACTTTCACCCGACATTCAGAAATATATTTTAAGCATAAACATATCAGAATATTTTATCTGCACATTTTGGGCTACTTGTACTTATCTTTGGTGTTATTGGCCGATCCCTCGACCTCAAGTGCAAAACAGTTTAATTTAGCATTTCTGGTTCGGTTCTTACCGCTACGCAAGGCCTACCCAGATTATTCTTTCACCGAAAGCGTCTATTATCACTGCCACCGTCTGATAATGATCTAATTACGCACAACCTCTATACTACATACACCCTCAATCTTCTTACACTCCATGACCTCTTCTGATTACTCAAAAGAGAATTACTTATCTTCTTGCAATATCTCACAAAAAGTGCAACGGGAATTATGTATGCAATCCAAGCAAGGTGTCACCCTATCTTCACTTGGTTATTTAGTAGATTGTTCAAAATCTGTGTACAATTATTATAGCACCGTTAACCAATAAAATCAAGATTTTACACTAAAATTTGCCGTTATAATAGACATTTTTTAAAATTGCCGTTATAACAGACAAAACCACTAGTTGGGGCTAGTGGTTCAAGTAAGTGATAGTATTCGATTATCGTATATATTATAGCACATTTTAAAAAGTACTGCTATCCTTTCGCATTTCAAAGAAAATAAAAAAACGTTGATTTTACAATATTTTTAACCTATTTGGAATTTACTTGGAAAATAAAAAAAACGGTAGCATTACGCTACCGCTGTTGTCATCTTATAAAGTTTCTGGCCACGGGTCGTCCGTGGTATACGACATATTTGTAAACCGCAAATCTCCGATATCTCTATCAGTAGGCACTGGATCATCGAATTGTAAGCGTAGCTGGTTGCCGTCACCCGGCCCACCTAAATAAAAAGTACCAAGGCGCTTGCCCTTGTCATTTGTCATAATACCCAGTTTTGAGCTAGTCGCACGAAAGCCGACGGGTATACCGCCGACGTTTAAGATAACCACGTTGCGCTCACGGTCTGACCCTTGAGGAACGTAGCTGGGCGCACCTCGTCTTACGATTCCGAACCAGCCCCAAGAGAGACCACCAAAACCAATCTCTACTGTGGAATTTACACGTCTAAACTCAACATATGCATTAGTTTGATTTGAGTTGATGTTTCTTGGCTTATATTTGACATCGCCAAACAGTACAGACCAAGCGTTAGATCCAGTTCCAGCGGTTTTTTTTATCCACTTCACCGCTCCGTTTTTAGCCGTGGTATCGGTATAAATTGTACCGATGTCAGCATTGATAGCATACGGGAAGCCTTGGCCTTTTAATTCTGAGTTGCTGCTACTTCCGGATCCGACTGAGCGTTTTAACTCTTCCAGATCATTTTTACTTGCAAGTTGACTCGTGTCAATTGTTGGCAATTTTGAGCGTGTGACGAATGGATCACCGCCATTTGCCAATTTTGTATCAATCAAAGCGTCCAGACCTAAGTCAACGTGCTTCTCTTTGATGTTGGTGGTCATCTGTGCTTGTAATGTCGCATAAGTCGGAAACAACTCGTAAGCTTTGGAAGTTTGCAACGCTCCGCCTTGATTAGCTTGAAGCGTCCCAATATCACGACCAATGGATTCTATAGCTTTCTTTAATTTATCCATTCAGCACCTCCTTAGAGGGTATTTTTAGCCGTTGTATAGATTTGTACGAAGTCAGTATTTTCAAGGTCAGTGAATTTTTTGCCAAGCTCTGTCATTTTAGACACAATAGCTTGGTCTGCTGATCCTGCACCATTTGCGATACGGTCAGCGATCTCTTTGAGAGTATCTAATTCTTCTGGTACTCCATCGCCTAAAATGGCAGTCTTGACGCCAGCGATAGCCGTGTCTAGTTGTTGTTGTGTGATTCCAGCTTGTCCAAGTTCTGACTTATCGGCTTTGCTTGCAAGTGTGGTTTTAATTTCCTTGATGTCGCTACCGACAGCTTGAGCAAATGATGTTAATTTTTCAGTATTTAAAGTCATAATTTTTCCTCTCTAAATTTTTGCAAGATCGTATAGTACTGTTAGGTCTGGCAACTCTTCCGTTTGTGATCCGTTTGGATGTTCAGCGATGTACTTGTCAACTTCAGTCTTGACATCATTTTTCACAAGTGATAGGACTTCTTCGCTTGTAAATTCGTCCGCTGATCTGGTAATGTCCAAGCGTGTTGAGCGATCACTTGGGAAGATATAGCCATCACAAACGACTTCGACCAGATAAGACCCAATCGGGAGGGGCTTGCTTATTTTAAAAGTAACCTTTGATTTGTCTACTGTACTCTCAAATGTGGCCTTTCCTTTTGGATTAAAGATCCTGATTGTGGCATGTTTGCCATTTAGATCACTGATTGGATGCATATTTTCATCCAACAACTCATAACCAAATAGAGAGGCAGAGTCGCCTTGTTTAACGACTGCCCCTCCTTCAAATTGCTTTAGATTTGTAGAATTTAATCTCAATTTTCTACCTCTTTTTAGTTTTTAGTTTCCAGTTTGACCTTGCGTAGCTTCCCCACGTTGTTCAATGGCTTCAACGACTGATGCACTAGCTTCATTAATAGCTTTTGCCACTTCCGCTGAATCTCGGCTTTGGCTATCAAGAAAACGTGTAAAATCACCATCGTCAAGTTTTAAATGCTTGGCCCCGTTTGATTTTAATTCATCGACCGTTCCCATGCTACCAATACCGAACACTCGACCATTTACAATTCCGACATATCCTTGCTTTCCGCTTGTGCTACGTACTACAAAATTCATATCTTCTTCCTCTTCTTTCTTGTTGCTTCCTTCACTTCCAATAATCACTACATTCTTATCTAACCCACCAGACAAACCAGTGCTAGTGAATTGCCACCAACGGGTGTGATCCATACTTGGATAGACACCCCAATATGGTTCTGGACGCACATCGTAATCGGGGTATGCCGCAATCCATAAGCTATTAGGATATCTAGCAGTAATCTGCTCAACATAGATATTAGCCAATGTATAAGGCTTGTAACTATAGTAGATAGGCTCGAACCCGTTCGCCTTGCAAACATCCATAAATGCTAACACCGCATTAGTATTGGCTTGCTTATTGCCACTTGCGCCATCTTCATAGTCACAAACCAAATAGCGAGGTCTTGATGGCAGATTAGCGATGAAATAGTTAGCTTCAGCTTGCGCTGTCGCTACATCACCACCGAACCGAGCGAAATGGTAATAACCAATGCAGTTGCTTGTATTGGTTTGTTGAGTGGCTACTGGGCTAATCCAACCAATACCCTCAGTTACCTTGATGATGGTATTGTTAGTTCTCGATGCTTGACAAATGCTAGACAAGTCTGCTGACTGGTAAGCTGATACATCGATAAAGTAATCGCCTTTGCTAAGTCCACCTTGTTCGATTTCTGAACCGTCAAACGACAATTCAAACCAACCAACCATACGTTGGCTTGGTGCGTTCCAATCAACATAGCTGAAATTCCCTGCACTATCTAGGTTTCTGCGTACTCTCCGAACCCATCCGCCATTATAAAGAGCGTCTGCATTGCCGTCTATATTTTGCTCGATGGTTGTAACTGTTCCGTCTGCGTGTTCTGCTACTACAAAGCCGATATGCCCAAATGCATGATTTGGAGAGCAATCAGAAACGAATACTGAGCCGACAGGAGGGTTATTAGAGCCGTTAAAGCGTGTTACTTTAAGTCCTAATGCAGAAGCTCTGTCAAGTCCGTTGATAGCGTTTAAGTAGCTAAAATTGAGATTATACAATCCTTGATATTGCAGAATGTTGTCAATTAATGCCACACATTGCCCGCCATACGGGTTGGTTGGCACGGTAACACGTTGATTGACTACGCTATCTAACGTATCTAATAATTGTTTTTGAGTAGTCAAAAGACCGCCTCCTTTTATTAATCTTGATGAGGTTCTTCGTATCCTAGCGCACGACTTGAATCGCTCAATCCTGTAGTCGTTGGGTCATTTACGACACCGACAAGCACAAGGAACGCAAACAACACATTGACGAATACCAAGATTTTATCAATCGTTTGCCCAAATTCTATCTTGATGCCAAAGATATCAGCAAATGCTTGAAAGAGTAATGCCAAGGCTGGCACTAAAGCAAGCCAAAAGTTTTTATTCTTCAAACGTACATTCCAGTTGATTTTCATAGTGTTACCTCTTATTAATTATTTTTGTTTTGAATTAATGCTTTAAGCTCCTTCATGTCCTCGCTCAAGGCTTTGACCTGCTCTGCGAGGATCAATAGAGACTTATTCTGTTCATCGTGGTTATCGAGCCGTCTAACTGCTGTCAGACGAAAGTCACGCATATTTTCGATATCCTTTTCGATAACGACCATGCGTTTTTCTTGCGCAACGATATTTCCTTTAAAATTTCCGTAAATCCCAAGTAAGATCCCGAAAAATCCGGCCATCATCGAGATATCTTCGGGTGTAAAGTGGATCATAGATCACGCCCCTCTCTAATTAAAGTACTGGTTGTGGTGTAGCTGTGGCCACTGGTTCTGTTTCAAGATTTCCGCTTGGTTGCGCTGGTTTATTTTCCTTCGGAAGCTCCCATTTCCATACTGCCAACTTGCCATCTTGTGATAGCTTGCCCTCGAGTTCTTCCACGGATTCGCCGTTGTAAGTAAAATCATTATTTACTTGCACAAGCACACGAGTGCCTTCGCCATATTTAGCGATGTGATTTGGATTATTAACAACAAAGATATCGTGCGCCTTGTATTCTTTGCCAACTTGGCCAGTTTCTACCAATTCCAATCCACGAGCATACAGAGTTGGATCAATTGGATTGTCTGTATCTGTTACACGAGCGAGAACTGACCAATCAGCCACTGATTTGACACTTTGGATTTGTTGCGTCATCGCTTCGTTCTCCTTGGTCAACTCTTGGATTTTAGCAATGGCATCTTTGTTAGCTTCTACAGATTTGTCTAATTCTTTCTTGATTGCTACGACTGCTCCAGATGTATCAAGCTCCATGCGGACGATGTTCAATACTGCTTCAACCAGTGTCGCATCATCTTCGGTCATGCGGTTTGTTGGCAAAATTTCCTCAAATACACGATAAGGAAAGTCTTGCTTGATTGCTACCTTTGTAGTGTTAGCTACTGCATCGTATGATTTAAATTGTACTTTATAATCCATTATTTAGTTACCTCGTTTTTGTTTTTGATTTCTTCAAAAAGATCCTTCAAGTCCTTATCGGATTCTAGGACAGAGCGATAGCTTTCAACTTCCTGAGCGAGTTGAGCTACAAGTTGTTGTGACTGTGCCAATCGTGCCCTAAATTCGGCTTCGTTGACTGTCTTATTTGTCAATTGGTTGGCTAAATCAGTGATGATTGCTACATAATTATTTTCGTTCATTTTAACCTCTGTTTATTTAATCGTGTCTCTTTCAAAACTCCACGCATCTAGCATAGATTGTATCTTATTCTGCATTGCGCCAGACATCGTGACTTGCCCTTTAGCATGCGCCCAAAGCTTCCACAGCGCTGCCACACTTTCTTCCAATCTGACAAAGCCTTCTGGATTGTCTGTGTCCGATCTTGTTTTCTTGGGGACAACTATGTGTCTGGCCCAAACAGATGAAGATTTGTTCCATGTGGCGGGTGAGAAACTTTGAGTCACAGCCTGCAAATTCCAACCTTCTTCACTTTGTGAATGTCTGAATTTGCTTTCATCACCGAACATGTAAAGCCGATCCACACCACTTCCGCTAAAGTTTTCAACGACCAAACCAGAAAATGATACACTATTCCAGACTTCGGTACCTTTACGGTTACTGCCGATGATCGTTCTGGAAATGTTTTGATTAGATTCCCTTGCAGTTTCGTATTTTATAAATTGTGTAGGATATCCATTATAAACACGTCTTATAGATGCAGTGTCTGTCATCATATTTAACGAACTATTATCTAAATCAAATACCATTGATCCTGTGTTAGATGTTAATCGCCCACCTTGAATTTTCTCTGCTGATACAGCGACTGAATTTAGTTGAGTGATAAAAGCCCTCTGAGAAGTTAATTCTCTGATAAATGCTTGATTGGAGACCAGTTTATTAATCATGGCCGAATCCACAAGCAATTTATCGGCAGTGACCGCATTCGAAGCGAGAATCTGAGTCGTTACAGAGCCAGATTCCATGTGGCCTGTCCGAACGCTCTGAGAAGCTAGATGACGGCTTGTGATTGAACCATCAACTACCATGTCGCCTTTTACTTTGATCAATTGAGCGATCAAAGCAATAGCTTCTGGCTCTTGCACAAGCAAGGAACTGATTGTCCTTCCGTTGATGGTCTTACCTGTACCAAATGAGATCTGGCCATCAGTGATGTTGATGTCTGTTTTCTTTAGGACTCCATCAAATTGGCTAATGATTGTTGATATTTGCCCGTTGACAGTTTGCTGATAGTTAGCAAAGCGACCATTGATGCTGCCCTTGAAATCGTCTAACTTGTCATTGAGAACAGAATTTTGACTGGATAACCTCATTCCAAATTCTGTAGAGAATGTTGAAAATTGGCCATCAATACCTTGTTTGAATTCAGCAAGCTTTGAACTAATTTTAGAGTCAGTTGATGTTGAAATACTTTCAAATTTTCTATTAATGCCGGCTACATCTTCGGTATATTGAGCTTTAGCAACATAACCTTGTTCTAAAATTTGCCTTGTTGCTTTCAAGGCATCTACAGCAGCTTTCTCCGAATAGGTTAGCATGCGCTGTTCAAGTTCACCACTTGGACCGGTCTTTGTCTCTAATTTAGTTAATTGAGTGGATAGGCCTTCAACTGTCTTCTCAAAAGTGGCCTGTGCTTGCTCAACTAGATAATTTTGATCTTCTGGAGCAGGCTGCCATATACGGTCATTGCTTCCTTCATAAAAGTCCAATTCAGTCATGAACATTCCAGACCACACGTTTGGTCTTCCTTGATATTCGAAGAGAAGGTATCCTTCATCAAAAGCTCCTGTGTTGAAGCTGAATGATTTTTTGACAGCTCTGTCTGAGTTAAACGCTGGTGATCCAGTTTTGTCAAAAATTACCTGCTTTTCGTCAAAGTCATTAATAGACCCTTTTCTTCGTTTGCAAAAAGTGATCTTAACCCTTGCAGTGTTGGCATCAAAAGCTATCAAATTAAGCATATAATTTGTATTTTGCTTGATGAGAAAGCGTGGGCTATGAACGGATGCGCCATTACTCAATAGAAACATGCGTTTCTGTCCATTGAAATAGTATTGATGAGCTGTGAAGCTCATTCTTCCATTTGCTTCTGTCCAATATTTCAGGCCCTCGTCTGCTCTGGAATTTCTGAGCATGTTGGGACCACCGCCAGCACCTATTGAAGTGAACTCTTCTTTGACTCCTGCCACCGTCTGCTCAACATAAGACCGATCAGCTTTGCCATTAGTCACATTAGTAAGGTCAGAGATGGCTTTTTCAGTTGTCTGCTCAAATCGTGATTGTGCGCCTTGGATACCAGTAAACTGGCTCTGTGTCTGAGCTTTGAAATCATTGATCAGCCTCTGGATATCAGCATCACTGGTCTTTAATTGGTCAGTTGTAGCTTTCAATCCTTGCATCTTGACATCAATGCCATTGTATTGAGCTTTAAACTCTTCTACAATTTCATTTTTGTTAACTTGGTTTGCTGCATTGATTTTGTCGGTTACTTGAGCCGAAATTTCCTGCTTGACTACTTCAGCTTGTGCTTTGGCTTGTTCGATTCCATCAGTGATTTTATGTTCCAGTTCTTTTGCTTGCTTGTCATACTCAGCATTAGCATTATCTACAAGCTTCTGCACTTTCGCTTCATATTCTGCATCATAAGACTTCATTTTCTTGTCGACAGAATCGTTGACCATTCCTGAAATAGAGTCTGCTAAAGTTCTAGTAACTTCACCGAAACCGATGCTGACAAGCTTGATGCTCATTGGATTAAACTTGTATTTCGTGATCTTTTTTCGCAAATCGACATCGTAGCCTTCGTGGAAGATGCTCACGATATCAAACATGTGTACTGGTTGATCTGCCTGGCCTACAACATCAATCTCAAGGCTTTCTTCGATCATGTCACACAGAGTTTCACGAAAATAGCGCTTGCCATATTCCTCAAGCGTTTTTTGATCCACGACATCCTGATCTTGTACTTCCATATCTGCTTCGTAGATATGCTTGTATTTATTAATCAGTGGGCTATCAATAGTCACAGTTAGGATCTGATCTTTCTTTCCTTCCTCGTGCGCTTCGATGACCTTTTTAAAATGGATCCGTGTTCTCAACTCTTTGGTGGATTTTGTTTCTTGGAACGACTTCATGTTTTTCTTGTAGGCAAACAATGATTCGTTTTCGATTCCACCGTTTTCCAACAATCGGACACTGTACTTATCCCGGACGAGATCCCCACCCCACTGCCCAACGATGGAATGCTTATCTTTTGCCAAGGCTTCCATCGCTGAGATATCTTTAAGATTGAGGGTGTGTTTTGACATCACGTCAGAAAAAAAGGTGAATGGTGTTTCCCGTTTAAAACCGGCAACAAGTGCATTCATCACAGTTGCTCCGTTCACTCGATCTACATTAATTTTATTGATGGAATAACCATTTAATAATGTAGCTACTTGATTAGCATATACAGTGACATGTCCGTGTTGCTTTTCGACTTCGAAGATAGTAAAGTACTGCTCTCCATGTAAATCGTCAGCAACTAATTCTGTTTCCGGAATTAACAATGCCCATTTTGGATCTGAGGTTGGAAATTTAAAGGTAAGCTGATAGGTGCTGTTAGCTTCCTGGACGATTTCGGAGCTAAAAGCTTCGTTAAGAGGGAAGTTTCCCTCTTGTAGATAAATCATACTTTATACCTCCAATTCCCTTTTATTGTAATTTTTGAGACGGTACCTGAAACCGCAATACCAGACGTACCTGGAGCAATTTCGAAGAATCCACCTCTTTTTCTCAATGTATTTTTCAGATTTCCATTTTTGTCGTAAACATTTTGTTTTTTGTGACGACAGTCAATTGTTGCCTTTGTATCAATCGTGAGTTGCATGGTTTGCTTCCCGATAGTGAGAGATACATCTCCATTGCCTTCAATTGTGATAACTGGTTCAGAATATACCGTTCCTGGATTGTTTACTGTGCCGTTACCTGTCAAAGTGACTACGGCATCATTATTTAAGTAGCGGAATGGATGCATCTTTAACTTGATTTCTAAAGTCCACGCATGCAAACCATTTTGCTTAAATGATGCGCTTTGAAAATCGGCATAAAAAATAGAGCCTGGTCGGTGACTAAACTCTATTTTATTTTCCTCTGGTTTGAATTGATTGACAATCATTTCGATTTCGCTTGTTTTGACAACGTATAGACTTACTGTCTTATCGTACCCGTCATAAGCTCCATCATAAAGATTGTAATCTCCGTTAGCTCCGTAAATTGTATTTGATTCGACCCTT